GTGGAAAGTCGCTGCAGACAGGCACGCCGATGGCCGTGGACCGGCTCCGGTGCTGCCTGCCCGTGCGGAGGACGTGCCTGCAAAGAGCGTTGCGATCATCACCAAGAGGCTTGCGAGCGCAGACATTGACACTCTGCGCAGCCTGCTCGAATCGTGGCGGCGGGCGCACGCAGAGACAGAGGACGCCGTGCCGGACGTTGAGCCGGTGCAGGCGAGCCGCGAGGCGGTGTAAGCCGCCCGGCCCCGGACTGGCGGGCACCCGGGTTACCAACCCCGCCACCAGTCAACACGCAGCACGGAGGTGGTGGCATGCGGGAGTTTGTCTCCGATTTCGTTCTACTGTTCGGGTCTCTCGTGGCTGTTTTGCTGGCCGCCGTGGCGTTCGACTCAGGTCTTGCCGACGCGCTGACGCAGGAGCCGGAGTCGGCGCCGCCTCCGTGCGACGACTATTGGGTCGTGACGCCTGGTGACACGCTGTGGGACATCGCACGACGGTGCTACCCCGGCGAGCACACGGGGGCGATGGTNGCTGAGATTCGGGCCGCNAATCCTGGCGTAGACCCNGGGCGNCTGCGGGTGGGGCAGACGTTGAGGCTGCCGGTGGTGACGGAGGTTGCGGGAGGTGTGGAGTAACGATGGCAGAGCAGATGCAGCCCATGCCTGACGTGCCGGAGCGGTGCCCGTTTTGCAACTCGGGGGATAGGCGAGAGGAGACGTGGCGGGGTAGTCCTGCCTACTCCTTCTCCTGTGGCACGGTGTTTTACGCGAATGGAGAGGTCGCTTTGAGGTACTTTGCCTGCTATGCGCGGGAGAAGGAACGAGAGGAACGGGCGATCCGAGAGCAACTCGCCGCCTCCCTCGCCGAAGCCGAGCGGTGGCAGGCCGCACTTGTCGCGGCCCGCGAAGTGGTTGAGGCGGCACGGCGGGATTTGCGGGATTTGGCAGAGACACTTAAGCGCTACGACGAGCGCATGATGGCCGCGCGTGGGGAGGGAACAGACTGACGATGAGCCTCCACGTCATTCCAAGGTGCGGGGTGGGGCGTAATGGCTGACTTGACACCTGACCGCCTGCAGGAGTTGCGTCGCATCGCCGCGGAGAGCACGCCGGGTACGTATGAGTGGCGCATCATTGAGACCGCCCTGGCGCTGCTGGACCGCATCGAGGCGCTGGAGTAAGAGCTTGACGTCGCACGCGGGGAGGCCGAGCGGTGGAAGCAGCAGTACGAGGCGCTGAGGGCGGAGGTGGAGAGTGTGGCTCAGGAGCTGCGCAAGCGGGCGTACTCCTGCGCTAAGGATTGGTTGGAGACGGGCCATCGTTATCACGATGGTGCGTCAGACGCCTATTACGAGGCCGAGCAGATGGTGCGACGGGTGCTGGCCGAGGCGGGGTGATGACGCATGACTACAACGTTGCGTCCCGGCGACCGCGTCCATTGGTGGCATCGCCAGCGCGGCGGGTACGGGTATCTCGTACCCGTGGCTGGCGTCGTCGAACGCGTGGGCCCCCGACGGGTCCAGATCCGCGTAGCTCAGCAGGTACGCCCTGGGTGGTGGCGCCAGGTGGTGCGATGGGTGGACCCATCGCGGTTGACGCCACGCGAAACGTACGTGCCGGAGGTGGACGAGCATGACTGATATGACTGTCATCGTGCACCCGACGCAGAGCGGCCACGTCCGCATCGTCGTGTCGTCCGACGGGCCGGCGGAGACGCTCATGACGCCTGACCAGGCGAGGGAGCTGGCCCGCCGCCTACTGTGGGCGGTGCGGTCGTCCGAAGTCGCGAGGATGCGGGGGCTGGATGATGAGGTCGGCGTCGGCCTGACGGATCCGGGGGATGACGAAGCATGACGCTATATGCGGGCGTGCTGAAGAACGACGACGACCAGTACGAGTGCCCCTGGGACATCCCGGGCGTCACCGCCAGGATGACGTGCGGTGCCTGTCCGGTGCAGATAGAGGGCACCGTTGACGACCAGCACTTCTACTTCCGTTCGCGGTGGGACGAGTGGCAGTTCGGCGTCGGCAACTCCCCTGAGGACGCTGTGTGTGTTGCCATTGGCATGGCAGATGGCTTTTGTCTGGAGGGCGAGGGCGATAGTTGGATGCCACACAACGAGGCGTGGCGCATCGTGGCTGAGTGCATTGAGGCGTATCGGAAGTATCGTTCATCCGACGCCCAGCGCGCAGGGTCCGCATCGTGAGCGTGCCCATGCGGGGCGGGAGATATGCGGGAGGCGATGATGATGGGCGCGGAACGGATTGCGAACACGGTGTACCAGGAAACGGGAAGCGAAACTGCTTCGTCGTGGGCTGGTTTGCTCGCTCTCATCATCGAGGAGCTCGTCGGCAGCGGTTGCTCCTGCGGCGCCCCGTGGCGCAAGGGGCAGATCACCGACAGAAGGACCGGCAAGACGGGCTTGGGTGTGCGCTGTGAGGCGTGCGGNACCGTCATGCCGGTNATGTGGCGANCATGATGCGGCTTGAGCGTGTCTATGCGGNAGCCGGAATGCAGAGAGGACGTGACGGACGTGTTGAATCGCGTTGTGCTTATCGGCCGCTTGACCGATGATCCGACGCTCCGCTACACCCAACAGGGCCACGCGGTGACCACTTTCCGCATCGCGGTGGACAGGCCCTTCACCAACCAGCAGGGCGAGCGCGAGACCGACTTTTTCCCCGTAGTGACTTGGCGCAAGCTGGCCGAGANGTGCGCCCGCAACCTGAGCAAGGGCCGCCTGGTGGCCGTCGAGGGGAGGCTGCACAACCGCTNCTACACNGNGACAGGACGGCGGGACGCGGTGGGTGACGGAGGTCGTGGCGGACAACGTCCGCTTCCTCGATTGGCCAAAGGAGCAGCAGGGCGCCGCGGCTGATGACGGCGGCGAGTTTGGCGACGAGTGGGACGAAGGCGAGGACGAGGTGCCCTTCTGATGGGGCGGCCAGGGAGGGCTTNTTATGCCAAACCGCATCATCAAGGAGTCAATCTGCACAAGTGACACGCTAGCCCAGCTGACGGCCGACGAAGAACGGCTNTTCTACCGNCTNCTCGTCAACGCCGACGACTTNGGCCGCTTNGACGGGCGCNCGGCGGTTGTNCTGGCCGCCTGCTTCCCNCTGCAANTGGACAGGGTNAGGGTCGATGACGTCGAGGCGTGGCTGCAAAAGCTGGCTGAGGTCGACCTGATCCGGTTCTACGAAGTGGGCGGGCGCCGCTACNTGTACTTCCCCACCTGGGACAAGCACCANCGTAAGCGGGCGCAACACAGCAAGTATCCCGCCCCGCCGTCGGATGACCGTCATGTGACAGTCACATGTCCGTCATGTGACGGTCATGGGACAGACACACGTTGCTCGAGAAACGAGAAACGAGAAACGAGAAACGAGAAACGAGAAACGACAGACGAGACACGCGCGCGTGCGCGCGAGGCGGATAGTGTTGACGTCCGTCCGTCGGTCGGTCCGTCGGTCGGTCAGTCGATCGATCTGCCGGTTGACGCAGCTGAGCCATCGCCTGACATGGCCGCAATAGCTCGTCACTACGGCGAGCGCATCGGCATGCTGGGGCCATCGATATTCGCGGACCTGAGCGACTGGCACGACCGTGGCATGGATGCCGAGGTCATCATGGCGGCCATCGACCGCACGGCTGAGGCGCGATCCGAGGGGCGGATCCGTGGTAGCCCAGACTCCTACCTGCGTGGCGTGTTGAGGCAGATGTACAACGACGGCATCCGCACCGCGGACGACCTGCGCGCCCGCGGACGAGCGGACCCGCGGTCGCCGGACTACGACCCCGTCGCTGTGATTTTGGCCCGTGCTGACGAGTGGGAACGACAGTACAAGGGAGTGACTGGTGGTGACTCGTGAACAGGCAGCGCAGGAATTCAAACGTCTTTGCGAAGCAATGGACAGAACGCCGGATACCCTGCGCCCAGGCCAGGTGTCGGCGTGGTTGGAGGCGCTGCAGGCCCTGCCGTATGAGACTGGTCGCCTGGCTGTCACTCGTGTTATACGCACGTGGACAAGCCCTAGGTTCCCGGTGCCGGGCGCGCTGGAGGCTGCCGCTCGCGAGCTAATGCGCGAGGGCATACCCAACGCCGGCGCCTACTCGCAGGACGGACAGGGGCCCAGGTATGACATGGACCGCATCCGGCGTGCTCTGGAGCAGCACGACAGGTGGATCGCCATGTCGTACGAGGAGTACATGGCCGAGCTGCAGCGCATCCGGGAGCGGATGGAGAGGCGGCAGGCGCTCGGGATGGTGGGTGAGCGATGACGTTGCGGATCGTGTTGCCCGGCATCCCGCCCAGCGTTAACCACATGTACCGGCGGTTTACGTACGGCGNNCGCACCATGAACGTGATCACCCGCCACGCGCAGGCGTGGATGGACAGCGTGAGGCTGGCGGCAAAGGCGGCGGCCGTACGTGCCGGGTGGCAGCTTGTGCCTGCAGGGCGCAAGGTCGTCGTGCGGCTCTGGTTCTACTGGCCGTCTCGGGTGAGGCGGGACACGCACAACACCCTGAAAGCGCTGCTTGACGCCTGGCAGGGTGTGCTTTACGAGGACGACTACTGGGTGCTCCCNCGGGTGATGGACTTTAGCGTTGATAGGGACAACCCGCGAATCGAGGCGGAGCTTGAGGTCATGGAGGAGGCGGTGGCGTGATGGTGCGGCACAGCATGAACCGTAACCCGGCACCGGGTGGAACTGGGCGAGGGCGGGAAACCGGCTACACGGAGGTTGCAGTAACGTGGCGGTGCTGATGCAGGAGGCGGTAGCTGTGCAGCAGGAGCAGTACACGGTCGAGCAGGTGGAGCGATTGCTAGTGCGCTACCTGCATAGACGTGAGGAGTTGGACCTGCACGGACCGATGAGAGAGAGGCTGTTCGTCCGGGTTCCCGCGGACGACGTAGTGCCAACCCCAACTGTCCACGACTCCGTTCTGGAGCGCGCCGATCTGTTCCGGGCGCTGAACCGCATCCCGGCACACTATCGCCGCCTGCTGGTGCTGTGGTATGCCACCGACTGGAGTGTCGAGCGCATCCTGCACTACTACCGGCAGCAGTTTCCGAAACTCGGCCGGGCGACGATTTTCCGGTGGCGCAAGGAGGCCGTGGACGTTTTGACGCGGAAAATGAATCGAAACCGTTGACACGTGAGACTCGACCGGGTAAAATTGGCTATGATAGCAGACGTGTCGAGATCTCCCGTACNNCNNCGGGGCTTTAAATTTTGCCGGACGGGCGCACGATACGCAGCCGGCGGGGCGGTCCCAAACGGGGCCGCCCTTTGCGCGCCCGGGGTAGGAGGGTCGGGGGGGGCGGCCGCGCGGGACGCGATTAGACACCCTAAAAAACGGGCGTTTTTGGCGGCTTACGCCCAGTGCGGCAATGTGACGCAGGCGGCCGAAGCGGCCGGCATCCCGCGGTCGCTACATTACAAATGGCTGGAGCAGGAGGGGCCGGATGGCGACGCCTACCGAGAGGCGTTTGCGCAGGCGCAGGAAGAGGCGGCGGACCGCCTGGAAGCCGAGGCTCGGCGCCGGGCCGTTGAGGGCGTCGTGCGCTACAGGTTTACCAAGGACGGCGACCCGATTCGGCACCCTGTTACGGGCGAGCCCTACTACGAGCTCGAGTACAGCGACACGCTGCTCATATTCCTACTCAAAGCGGCCCGGCCCGAGAAATACGCCGACCGCACCAAGGCCGAAATAACGGGCGCCAATGGGGCGCCTTTTTATGTGGTGCTGCAGGAGGGCCTGCCTGCGGATGTCTACGGCCACGGCGGCAACGAGGGCACGGATTAGCGAGCGGGCGCTGGTCGCGACGCCGAAGCAGCAGGCGTTCCTCATGGCCCGCGAGGACGAGGTACTGTACGGCGGTGCGGCCGGCGGTGGCAAATCGGACGCGCTGCTCATGTTTTGCTGGCTGCGGCGGATGTCCATCCCCGGGAGCCGGGGGCTGATTTTGCGCCGCAGCTTCCCGGAGTTGGAGAGGTCGCTCATCCTGCGGTCGCAGGAGCTGTGGACGGGCACCGGCGCTAGGTGGCAGGACCAGCGCAAGCGCTGGGTGTTTCCAAACGGGTCGATACAGGAATTTGGGTATTGCGAGCGAGACGAGGACGTTTTCCGCTACCACTCGGCGCAGTACGAGGACATCTGCTGGGACGAGCTGACGGAGTTCACGGAGTATCAGTACCGTTACCTGCTGTCCAGGCTTCGCACGACCAAACCCGGCGTGCGCTGCCTGGTGCGGGCGGCGAGCAACCCTGGCAACGTCGGGCACGCCTGGGTCAAGGCGCGGTTCGTGGACGTGGCGCCGCCGGGCACGACGTACGTGGACCCGGAGACCGGTCTAACGAGACGGTTTATCCCGGCCACGCTCGACGACAACCCGTACATCGACCGGGCGGCTTACGAGCGGCGCTTGCAGGCGCTACCGGAGGCAGAGCGGCGGGCGCTGCGATACGGTGACTGGGACGTTTTCGCCGGACAGTATTTCCGAAACTGGCGGCGGCACATTCACGTCATCGACCCGTTCCCCATCCCGCCGTACTGGCGGCGGTTCCGGTCGCTGGACTATGGCCTGGACATGACGGCCTGCTATTGGTGGGCGGTGGATGACCAGGGGCGCTGCTACGTCTACCGGGAGCTGTATCAGCCAGACCTTATCCTCTCGGAGGCGGCTAGGCGCATCCTGGAGCTCACGCCGCCAGACGAGCGAATCCTGTACACGGTGGCGAGCCCTGACTTGTGGAACCGGCGTCAAGACACGGGGCTGTCGGGCGTGGAGATTATGGCCCGGGCCGGGCTCACGGGACTGGTGCGGGCTGATGACCGGCGAGTGCCGGGATGGATGGCGATGTCGGAGTACCTGGAGCCGTTCGAGGATGAGGCCGGGCAGACAGTTGCCCGGCTTCGCTTTTTCTCGACATGTACGGAGGCGATTCGCACCATCCCGGCGCTGGTGCGGGGAGACAGGGACCCAAACGACATCGCAGACGGGCAGGAGGACCACGCGGCCGACTCCATCCGCTACGGTGTGATGAGCCGGCCTGCGGCGTCGGTGCGGCCGGAGCTCCAGCGCGAGAGACGGAGGGCCCGCGCTCGCCATACCAGTCCGGTCGTCAGCAGCATCACCGGGTACTAGGGGAGGACANCAACGTGCCGTTCAAGAGCAAGGCGCAGCGGCGCTACTTCTACGCCGCGGCAGCACGCGGGGAGATACCTATGCGCACCGTGAAGCGCTGGGAGCGGGAGACCGGCAACCGCCGGCTGCCCGAGCGGGTGCGGCGTAGGGCCAAACGGTAAGCGCTTCGTCGGAGCAGGAGGGCGCTATGGCGACCAATTTTCGGCTGCATCGCCAAAACCGAGACGTTTTGACCCGACACCTGNTGGCNCGGTTCGAGTATGCCCGCAGCTACCGGGTGGCCTGGGAAAACCGNGCCATCGAGTGGTACAAGCTCTACATCGGCCACCGGGACAAGCCTGACCCCAGCGACCCGGATTATGAGTACAAGCGCAACCGCAGCAACTTGCACATCCCGCGCACGTACGAGCTGGTGGACAGCCTGCGGGCGCGCATTGTCAAGAGTTTCTTCGCCACCCGTCCGTATTTCGAGTTCCTGCCCAAGCCGTCTGGGCCAGAAGGAGTTCAACCCCTTGTACGGCAGGCCAATGAGCGCAAGGCGCAGATAGCCGCAAGCCTTGTGGACGACCAGCTGGACAAGAACCAGATCTACAAGCTGTTCTACGACTTCGTCACCAACCTGCTCATCAGCCCGGCGGCCATCATGTCGGTCGGGTGGCGGTACGAGACCAGGACGGTGCGGCGCCGTGTGGAGGTGCCACTGACGGCCATAGACCCGTGGCTGGGCAGGCCTGTCCCCGTGTTCGACCCGTTCACCGGCGCGCCAATGACGCAGCTGGTGGTGATGGAGAGCGAGGAACCCGTCTGGGACGACAACGAGATCCAGCTTGTGGACTTCTTCGATTTCTGGCCGGACCCGCTGGGGCACGACATCGACAGCTGCAGGTACGTGTTTCAGCGGGAGTGGATGACCAGGAAGCAGATCGAGGCCCGGCTGGCGGTGCTCGAACAGGAGATGGTGTCCGCGGGCGCCGGCCGCTTGTACAAGGTGCGCTGGGACGACATCCAAGGCCAGGGTGATGCGCTACGGTCGGACAGCCGTTGGCAGCGCATGTCGGCGGTCGGGCTGACGACGGACTCCATGCCCGATGACCATTGGGAGCCCGGCGAAAAGCCTGGCCAGGTCTACGAGGTGCTGCACTACTGGACCGACGACGACTACGCCATGATCATCAACCGTGCCGAGCTGGCATACGTCGGCGCCAACCCGTTCTGGCGGCATGGGCGCAAGCCGTATGTGATGGCGTCATACGACCCGCTGCCGCACGAGCCATACGGCATGTCGGCGGTCCAAATCATCGAGCACCTGCAGCATGAGCTCAACACGCTGCGCAACCAGCGCATTGACAACGTGGCGCTGGTGCTGAACAGGATGTGGATCAAGCGCAGGAGCGCCGACATCGACGAGAGCGAGCTAATTAGCCGGCCGCACGGCGTCATTAACGTCGACAACCCGGAGCACGACATNGTTCCGCTGGTGACGCCGGACGTGACCGCCAGCGCCTACACCGANGANGCCATCATCAANCAGGACCAGGAGAACGCTCTTGGCGTGGCACCGGTCGTCCGCGGCGTGACCGGGGCACGGCAGCAGACGGCGACGGAGGTCGTGAACCAGACGGCCAATGCCGCGCTGCGGTTCGACGCGAAAATCAAGCTCTACGAGGTCTTGGGACTTAGCCGACT